CGGTAACACTATTTATCGCACAAATTCTGAAGGCAAAGTTTCAAATGCGCTTGTTTCGGAAGTACCTTTCAGCCAAACAGCACTAAAAGTGAAAGATTATCACACTATTACAATGTGCAAAAAAGAAAACTTGAAAGCTGCCATCTATCAGCATTCAAAAGCGATTTTGTCGCAATGTGAGTATCTGCGCATGATTGTTAAAAAAGCAGAAACTTTGGATGCAACGCAAAGCGCAACAACCGAAAAAGCGACACAAACCAAGCGCAAAACAGCCACAACCGGAACGGCTTTTGTTCCCACCGCACCCGCTGCAATGGTTGCCGCACCCGCTGTTTAACAACGTTATTTGTCCGCTTCATGCAGACCGTACCCCTAAAAAGGTGCGGTCTGCTTTTTTATACCTACTCACTTGTACCTGCTTGTTTTTTGCGTACACATTGCATTAAAATGTTACGCAAAAATTTTTTCCCGGCGGAATTACGGGAGAAGTACGCCCTAACGTGGAGTGGTTTCGGATGTAAATTTTCACTATCAAAAAAACAGTAAAGCAATGAAAGCTAAAGATATTCTCGACAACTATTGTCGGTTGTATAGGGTAACTATGCCCGAAATCAACCCTGCGGAAACGCAATATTTCGTAACAATTTCCCCTGACGGTGCGGAAGTGTTATACCTGCGTAAAGCGTCAAAACTTCTG